TTTAATAAGATAATTTAAAACCTTCATTTTCATTGGTGGTTTTTGACCATTAAAAGTATTTATAATGCTTTGTTGTACCTCTTCTGGGATTTCAGCCAAATCAATAAGCTTTTTATTACGCTGATAGTTTCTGAATATCTCCTCTGGCATTACTTCTCTTAATCTTTCTGCATTATGAATCCAATCATCTATTCTGGTTTGCCTTAAAGGTGTTTGTTTTGATTCAGAGATAAATGTATCGTCATTGGATAATACATTAGGCACTCCATCGCCACTGTCTCCTCTTAATATATGATTCCATAAATATGTTCTTGGGTTTTCATTTGTTACAGCCTTCTTTTGTATTGGGCTGAATTGTTTTACATTCTTAAATTTTTGTAATTGAATAAAGTCCTTATCTGATGATACAATCATAACCGGTTCATGCATACCAAACTCTTGTGTCTGCATTGCGAGTGTACCAATGATATCATCGGCCTCACAGCCGTCCATGTGTAACACTTTATATGGTAGGTTTTCTTTTATTTCATCGCGAACCAAGTGTAATATTCTGAATATTTCTGTCCAATCCATTTCTGAATTATCTCTTGCTTTCTTACGATGTGCTTTATACTCTGGAAAATATTGTTTTCTCCAGGTATTCATTCCATCTGCACATATAACCATCTGGCCATATTCGTCTCTATAACGCTTATTATACATACGAATACTGTTAAGTATCATGTGTCTTATCATTTGTTCATCATTTAATTTTTGCACTATTATATTTGATAGTGCGATTTGACTATAATCAAGTAGTATCATCATCTTCTCCATCGTCTGGGTTTAACCAAACATCATATTTTTCTTCCAATTCATTTCTTGCTTTAGAATTTGTTTTATCCATTACTTTAATCGTTGCATATAGCCTATCAAAATCTCTATGTAGAGTATGTGGTATTCCATAATAACGATGAAACATAGCATTAAGCATGTTTACGATAACGAACATATCTCTTGATTCCTGAAAGGTCTCATCCCGGAATTGCATATCAATAAAATTATTTGATACCTCTCCAGTAAGTATAAATTCCTCTATAATTTCGAGTATAAATTGTGCAGAGGCCACACATTCATCAGAGGCGTCGTTAACCAAATCATGGTTATCTTTTATCTTTTGTGCGTGAGCCTTTTGTTTAATTTCTTCCCCTGTTGGGAACTTTAATATTTTCGCCATAATAGATACTATTATACCATACTTTTAATCATCTGTAAACATGTTTTTAACACTATTTGAACCTATTCTACAATTGATTATTCCGTTATAATATTTGTCGGACAATAACACTTCTCTATCGAATTGTTCCTTTGTTTCCATATATGCACATTCCCCTTTGGTTTTACAAAGATGTAGAATTTCTCTATGGTACATTTCTGGCCCTTGTGCAGATACTTCTTCCATTAAGTGTTTATTGGAACCAAAGTAATCTTTCCAATTAGATTCCACATAGGTTATTTTTCTGCGTTTACGTGTTTTTGTTTTTTGTAGTGTTTTCTTTGACCAAAAGAATTTTTTACCGATATATTGGCGTGCTGTAGCTCTATTTGTAATACAGTAAACAAACCCCTGTAAATCTTCTCTTGTAAAATCCTCGGGTGGATTATAAATTCTACCTTGGTATATCCAATTACTCATTAAAATCTAATTCTTTTAATCCCTCTTCTGTAGGTTCTCCACAATGAGGACAGAAATTAATTACTACTGGTTCATCGTCAGCTGGTTTTATTATAATTCTGGTGTAACAATATTGACAGTCTAAAATCATAACTCTAAATTAGTTAATTCTTTTAACTCTGTATATCCACCAATTTTATTACCATCGACAATGATTTGTGGGAATGTTCTAGCACCTGGAAATTTTTCCATTAACTCTTCTCTTGTAAAATCAAAGCCTAATAGTTTATATTGATAATCCATTTTCTGTTGTTCGCATAAAGCTTTTGCCATATCGCAATATGGACATTGTTCCTTACCCCAAATCTCTATCATTTCATTGTCTCCTCTATGAATTTACCGATTGTTGTGATATCACTATCTGATAACATACCTGCTTGAGCCCACATTGTTGAACTCATAGGACCAACTTGTCCTCTATTTTTATATGTATATAATCTATCAGTTATATAATCTGAACTCTGTCCTGCAAGTTTAGGGAAAGGGCCATTACCTTGTCCTTCTGTTCCGTGACATGCTGCGCATCCAGCCCATAATCCCTTAATGGAACTAAATTCATCTTCGGCGGCCAATGCTTTTTTCCTTTCTTCTATTTCTGGTGCAGTACCATTTAATGCTACATAATCAATATAACACTGTCCGTAACAACTAGTATTATTAGGTTGTCCTTTGTATTCTAATGTATTATATGCAAAAGCAATTGTTGCTGTCATTGCTAAAAAAATCGTTAATATATATCCTTTCATAAGTTTTTTAATCCTACATTTATTGCCCAAAATGAAAGTAGCATAAATCCAAATACACATACTTGAATTATTGATGCCCAAAATATTTGTTTCATTGGGTGTATTTCTGTTAATTTTTCTACAAGGTCTTCACTTGGAGCAAGGTTAACTGCTTGTAATACCTTTTTTTCAGTTTCAGGTTTTGTGAACCAAGGTATATACATTACAGACTTAGACCTGATAATGTGTTGTCGTCAACATCTTGTTTTACTCCACCAGTCACATAAGATGTGATTTCAGTTTCTTGTGGAGCAACTTGTACATTACCTCCACCAATCCATTTTTCTGTCCATGGTAATGGATTCATTTGAGGTACAGTATATGGACTTATTAATCCTACTGCTCTCATTCTTTTACTTCCAATCCATTCTATATATTGTTTTAATATGGTTTCATTTAAACCAATCATTGAACCATCTTTAAATAGATAAGAAGCCCAAGCTTTCTCTTGTTCGATAACTTTTATGAATAGGTTTGTGGCCTCTTCAGTTTCTTCTTTTGCGATTTTGGCCATTTGTGAATCTTCTTCCAATAATCTTTTAATTATTACTGTTGTGGCGGCCAAGTGAGTATTTTCATCTCGTGCAATAAACTTAATAATTTTTGCATTACCTTCCATCTTTTTTAACTCTGCAAATGCCCATGAACACGCAAATGAAACATAAAATCTAATTCCTTCTAATGCATTTGCACTCATTAAACACATATATAAGGACCTTTTGTGTTCTCTTTTATTTGTAGCATAATTATTATTTTGTATTAAATCATCATAATAGAGTCCAATCTCTTTGCCACACTCAGCTATTTCTTTTACATCAAGCATGGTATCGAACACTACATCGGGGTTCGAATATATGTTCCTAATAATATGAGTATAAGAACGGCTATGAATAGTTTCAAAAAAGGACCAGGTTTCGATCCAGTTTTCAAGCTCGGGTAACGAACATATAGGAAGGAAAGCAAGGTTTGGGGCCCGGCCTTGAACAGAGTCCAATAAAATTTGACGTTTGAGGTTCGATGTAAATATGTGTTGTTCGTGCGTCGTAAGCTCATGGAAATCCTTTTTATCTTTTGATACATCTACTTCTTCTGGTCTCCAAAAAAAGCCTAATTGTTTTTCTGTAATCTTATCCAATTGTGGATATTTTAATTGGTCATATCTAGCGACATCAACAGGTTCATCAAAGAACATATTTTTTTCTAAGTGTGATTTTTTATTTTTCTTCAGTACTGACATTTGGTTTCCATGAAATTGTTGATTTTGTTTCTATTGCATCTTGTGCACATTGTATATATTCTCTATCCTCTTCGTTTAATACTGACCAAAACTTGGATATTGTAAGTGTATGGTCATAAACAACCTTCGGTCGCTTTAAGTGATAATCCTGTTCCATCCAATCCTGAAGGATGTCCATTCTTTTATTTATTTTATCTTTTAAATCTTGCATGAATCACAATCATCATCATCTATTATTTGTTCTGTTCCGGTATAATACGGATGGTTATCCTCTTCCTTTATTTCTCCTGCACCATCGTGAGTATTAAAATAATATAGTTGTTTTAAACCATACTTATAAGCTGTAACAAGGTCAGAGAGCATCGCAGACATAGGAACCTTATGGTCCTCGTAATGTTCTGGATTATATGATGTATTAACTGATATACCTTGGTCGATATATTTCTGTAATATACCACATATCGCAAGATAACCTTGTGGAGACTTTTGGTCCCACAGTAAATCATATTTATTTTTTAGATGGTGATAACCAGGTACGACCTGTGCCATCACTCCATCTTTACTCTGTTTGTACGATACCAATGCTCTTGGTGGTTCGATACCATTCGTACTGTTACTTATCTGAGCGCTCGTTTCAGCAGGCATTAATGCCATAAGTGTAGAGTTACGAATTCCATTTTCCTTGAGTTGTTCTCTTAACCCCTTCCAATCGCATCGTTCTCTATGCTTCGTTAATTTATCTATAGCCTCTTTTTTATAAGTATCGATAGGAACTATTCCCTGTGAATATTTCGTATCATTATTATATATCACTTTTCCTTTCTCAATAGCCAAATTTGCTGAACTTTTTATTAAATAATATGACCATGCTTCTGCGTATTCATCAACGACATCAAAGGCAGATTCATCATATTTAAGTCCTCTTTTAGCTAAGAAATACGCAAGGTTGATGATTCCCACTCCAAGGGGCCGTCTAGATAAAGTGCCCTGTTCTGCTGCTGGTATTGGGTACCCTTGATAGTCAAGAAGCTCATCAAGAGCACGAACAGTAAGGTCACAATATTTTTCAAATTCAGATGTTTCATTTATTAATCCCCAGTTAATTGCCGATAATGTGCATAGAGAAATTTCTCCATCTGTATCATCATGGCTGTTTAATGGTGTTGTTGGTAAGTCGATTTCACAACAAAGGTTGCTCATTCTAATTGGTGCTCTTCTAGGATTAAATGCCCCATGCTCATTTGCATGGTCAACATTCATTACATATATTCTACCTGTGTCCTTTCGTTCAGTTAAGAACATTTGGAACACTTCAAGAGCTGGTAGTGTTTTCTTCCTAATAGATGTTTTCCTTTCGTATTTCTCGTATAACTCTTTAAATTTTTCCTGGTCGTCAAAGAATGATTCATATAAACCTGGTACATCGTTTGGGTCAAAGAAGGTAATATTACCACCTTGTAATAACCTTTCGTACATTAATTTGTTAAACTGAAAACAATAATCCATGTGTCTGACTCTTGTTTCTTCAACACCTTTATTGTTTTTTAATACAACAAGGTCTTCAAATTCATAGTGCCAGACTGGTAGATAAACAGTCGCGGCTCCTCCTCTTACACCTCCTTGAGAGCAGGATTTCACAGCTGATTGGAAATATTTTAAAAATGGTATTAAACCTGTATGGACCACTGAACCATCTCCAATCTTAGAACCTAATGCTCTGATTGAACCGGCACCGATACCAATACCTGCTTTTTTACTTATGTATTTAACGATTGAAGTAGCAGTAGCATTAATACTGTCGAGGCTGTCACCAGACTCGATAAGTACACAACTAGAAAACTGACGCGTCGGCGTTCTAACTCCTGCCATAATAGGCGTGGGTAGTGAAATATAAAATTGAGAAATCGCATCATAGTAATCCTTTACATATTTTAATCTATTTTCTTTGTAATTTGCAAATAAAGTCATTGCAATTAGTATATACAATATTTGTGGAGTTTCGTATATTTCTTTTGTTCTTCTATCTTGAACTAAATATTTTCCTCTGAATTGTTCCATACCTGCATATGTAAATGAATCATCTCTCTCATGTTTGATATATGCATTTAATTCTAATATTTCATCTTCGGTATATTTTTCTAGTATTTCCTCATCATATACACCTCGTGCCACATTCTTCTTAATGATTTGATTAAGTGGTGGAACATCGAATTCGCCATAGGCTTCTTTTCT